GTGTATTCCTTATACTAGTAGTTGGTACCTTTATTGATCCCGTCAAACTTTTAGGGTCGCAAAGAACTGTTGCTATCATTATACAGGATATTTTAAATATTGTCAAAGTAAACTCCTTGCCTTAGCAATAGCAGAGATATCGTACAGACCATTCTTTACTGGTATGCTGTGTTCTCTAACTATCTTATTAAGTTCTACCTTAGTGATGTTCATCCATAGACAGATAGCATCTATATCTAACCAGAAGGTTCTATTAGGATTATTCATAGCCAAGGCTAATAGTCTATATAGAGTCCATGATGTACGACACTTATGACATGTAACACCAGCCATTAGGTTCTCTATGTCTATAACTATGTGTGCTCTACAGTCATCAGTAGGACATGGGATTCGTCTTGGTTGTTCTATGAACTTCTTATTACATGCCATTCCTTTGGTATGGAGTTCCTTTATTAGTCCCGCAAACTCCTCCACCCAATCCTGTTGGACTGTCCATTCAAGATGGGCTAAGTGAAATGAGACTGTTGCAGCAACCTCTAGTTCCACTGTCGCTTCTCTCTCTAGTAAGGCTGGAGGAGTCAGAGACCTACCTCTACGGATAAGGGCTTCATACTTGTGCATGACCCCTAAAAGTTCCTTACCCATAGAATAATCTAATGCATTCACATTGAAGCCAATTGATCTCTCAGTACTTGGTGAGCCTGAACCTGATCTTCCTGGAGAAACAAATGATGCAGCACCTTGTTGTAGTTCAGGTAACTCAGCAAGATTAGACTTAAGAGTACGATACTGACTCTTAGTTAACCTACCTTCATACATATTGTTTTCCATGTTAGCCCCTTTGTTTTCTTACTTTGTTTCTAACTGCTTCATAAGATCATCAACAGTGTTAACATCCTTGAACTCTTGTTTGATCACATGATCTTCTGCAAACGCTCTGAATGCTTGCTCTCGTTGTGCTATCTTTTCCATCTTCTTTGGCAAGAATAACAATATAAGAACAGCGAACCAACTAAATACATATGCTGCTAACATCCATCGTAGCATTCCTCTGCCATTCATGTATGCTACTACACCTGCTCCAAACATCCAGAAGTATTGCATGTTACATCAGTCCCTTTACATATCTGCCATCTCTGCTCATATCAATTACGACTGCCCATACTCGTGGACCCCATTCGTCGTACTCTTCAATCTGTGCATAGACTGGATACAATCCATCACCGTTGCCTGTAGAAAATACAGTTGCATCATGATCACCTAAAGTACCAAAGCCTTCAGTTAATGTAGCATTGATAGCACCCATTTCTGAGTACTCACCAACATGATTAACATGATCATCTAATGCTTCATTGTCCCATGCTTTCCACTTGTGTAGATATGATGGATCACCAATCATTGCTTGACCTGAGTCAACAAAGAATGTTCCTATTAGTTTTAGATCGTTTAACTTCTTAGCCTTTATCTTCTTACCCATTATTTTCTCCTCTATCTGTTGTTTCAACCCAGCCAATCTGGAGTTGTTCCTTGCCACATACTATACATACTACTTCATCCTTAGTTGCTGTATTGCATTCCTTGCAGTAGTACACCTTATATATCATTCCTCTATGCCTTCTATTTCCTTTAACTGCCGTTTTGTTATTGGTCTGCCAAATGCTTGATAGTGTATGTAAGCATACGCCTCATGCATCTTCTCTTGCTTCTCTTCTCTTGTCAGTTCCTTGATAGTGTACATATACTTGTCTCTCTTCGCATCTACTTCTTGCTCTGCCCTTTTATTTTGCTGCCATTTCGTCATGTATGCTTTCTTGCATACTCTACATTCTGTGTGAAGTCTAGCCTTATTCTTTTGTTGAGGACCAAAGAACTCTTCAGTTAGTGGCTTCTCAATCTTGCATTTAGAACAAACTCTAGACTCTTCCATGTTACCACTCTTTATCGCCTACAACTTGAGGTTCTGCTGCAGTCTTATACAATGCATAGAACTTCATTAATCTGTCTGTTACAAACTGAGTAAACTCATAGTCTGCGTCAGAGTCGTATGCTGATCTGTCAGAGTTAGGGATCATCTGGATTCCTGTCTCTAGAAATACACTCATGAACCTTAGTTCATATTCTGTTACTGGCTTCATTTATTTTTCTTCTCTCTTCTTAGTTGTTTGTGGTAATGTGACTTGCATACTTGACGAGCATAGTTTGGGCTATCGCATCCTTCTACTGTACACCTTACCTTGTTTGTCTTAAATGTTTTCTTTGCTGATGCATTGCGACATACTTTGCAGTAATAGTCATAACTATCTTCTGTAGGACGATAAGGTGTTCTTCTGTAGAACAGACTTAAGTCTTTTAGTTCCTTGCATCCACTGCATTGTCTAGTCATTGTGCTGATTCCTTAAGAGACTCAATGTACTCTTCATATGTTTTGTTATATTTGTTTTGATTACACTGTCTGTGGCAAGGTCTAACATTCTTAATTGTGTCTTCTCCACCTCTTGAAACAGGAATCACATGATCTGGCCAAAAAGAATGCTCTGAGCCTTTACCTGTTCTAGGAATAGTTAAATCAATAGGATCACCACAGATGTAGCAATCTGATCCATAAGTCTCTACTAGTTGTTCTTCTGTCCAACGCTCATAAGCAACTCCATGCATAACTGCTCTAGTCTTCCTACCTCTTTCTCTGTAAGAAGTACGATTTCTTTTTGCCTCAGCATTTTTCATTGCTTTTCTATCTTGTGGGCTCATGCTATTTAAACGATTCATTGCATACTCACGACGACATTCTTTACATTCTTTGACAAGTTTGTATTTCATATTCTTGTTAAAGTAAAAGAATTCTGTTGTTGCAGGAAATTCTCTACTACAAGTTACACATGTTGCATTCATAGTCATTATGCTACCACCAATGTATTTCCATATTCCGCTAAATATTCACGGACTGTAGTAACACCCTTGTAATCAAAGCATGACTCGCATATTTGTGTGTGGCTGTAATCAATCTCATCAGCAACCCAGCCTTCACACCAGACGCACATTAGGCTATCTAATTTATTTATATTCATTTTGTTCCCATTCCTTAGTAGTATTTACAGTTTCTCAACTGTATACAATAAGTGTATCACACTATTATGACGATTGTCAAAGAAATAGCCCTTTTTGGACTTTTGTTATCAAATCGTTATAAAGTATACCAACCAGCATCCCACAAGGTTAATAGCCTTTGAAAATATCTCTCATATTTATATCTAATAATATCAGTAGAATACTTGGCATATGCGTCTGTGGCTATTGCTCTATAGTCTAATGTCTTTACTTGTTCCGCCGCATTTACGAACTCAGCCAGAGTATTGCATCTAAAGCCATTGAAGCCGTTCTGGACCGTTTCTGTGAAGATTCCTAGGTCTGTAGTCAAAACAGGTGTACCAACGGCTAGAGCCTGTATATGGCTGTTACAGAAGGGTTCGTGATACATTGTTGGACTGAAGGCTGCAATTGCATTACCAAGCAGTTCTGCTCTTTCCTTGGCTCCTACTTCTCCTATGTGAGTTCCATAAGAAGGGATGTAATTTCCTGATCCAGCAAAGATTAGTTTGGCTCCTATTGCCTTGCAAGTCTCTGCTGCAATATCTACGCCCTTGCGTTGAGTCATACGACCTAAGTAGACATAATAGTCCTTTTTGTCTAATTGCATTGGAAACTCTTCTACATTGTAATATCCGTTAACAACGCCATCATAGAAATTAATATCTATATCTGCTGCATTTCTATGCTGTGCATAAACTGCTGATCTCCAGGTATTGGATTCAAAGACTCTATACTTAGCAAATGTTCCACTATAGCCTATGCCCCATTCTACACTCATATGGTCAGGAAAGGCATCAGCAACAGGCTTTTGTGCAAGACCACCAATTAGGCAAATAAAGTCCTTCTTATCAATATGTCTGGCTATTGTATTAATTGCATTGCGATTAAATGTTTGCCAATGAGGTAATGAGTTATCAAAGGAAGCAGATGTGTAGTGATTGTCTCCTACAGCCTTTGCTCTGTCTTCTTCAGAAAGGCAAGGAATAAAGTCAGTAACATTGGCATCTGTCTTATTGCCAGAAGCGTACAGATATACCTCATGACCTAGAGAAGTCATCATGTTGCAAAATCCAATAATCTTTTCTGTATAAGCACAAGAACTGTATTCTTTGGTTACTTCAGTATGTGGCAATGCCACAACATGAAACCTCATTTTTTGTCTTTGCAAGGACAGACCTCTACCCATTCATGAATTAATTTATCAAGTCTATCTATTGCTGCTGTCAAAGAATCTATTGACTCTTGTACTGTATCTCTTGTTACATACCCATTAATTTCTTCTGGTGTTAAAATTTTATATTCTGGACCACCCATGTTTTTCTCCCATTTCCTGTTATAGTGTTTATCATTCATATATTTATGAAAGTATCTTCTTACCATTACTTTATTGTATCATGGAATCTCTTTAAATACCCTGGCAAGCCAGGAAAGGCTAACGCCTTTAAATTTTAATTGTTTATCAAAGAGTATCTTCTTGGTTAAATACTCTGATTCTAAAGCCGTAAGGCTTTGCTTGCGAAGCAAGCGTATTATGTAATTGTTTTTTGATACAACTCAGGTAGGGAACTTTCATTAGTATTTTTTACTAATGCCCTCCAGAAACTTTCCTTTGAGAGTGCTGATTACCAATCCTCCACTTTATCTCAAACTCTGTAAGATTTTACCTTACGCCTTGGCCCCTACTGTAACCCTAGGTGTTGTTCCCTCTGAGAGTACACTCAGATTCTGAAAAGAGTATTTGTTTACTGCAATTTTATTTTTTGTATCGTTCCCTTTTTTCTTTGACTTGTGTCCTGAATGTTCCGTTTGGATCATGTACATGACATAGTGTACCACCTCGCCATTCATCAACGATGTTTGGACAAGGCTTCATCTTCTTTGTTAATGCACTACATTTTACAGCAGTTTTTAACTTTTGTTTTTTTGCTTCTTCTTTTTTTCTTGCTTCTGCTCTGGCTTTTCTTGCAGCCTTTGTTTGCAAAATAATGTTTCCATTGTTGTCATACTCAACAGTGCTATACCTGTTATCTTTTGATCGTACCTGCTTAATGTACATTTCTGTCCCCATTCATGTGTCGTGAATCTATCTTACCATGATTGTTTGATAGGTGTCAATTAGACCTGTTATATAAATAGGACAAAACGGACATAAGGGACAAAAGAAGAAGGGCCCTACAAAGAGAATGGGAATAAACTCTGTAAGGCCCTTCAGGTTCTATGGAAATCACGGAGGTGAACTTCATAGAATATCAGTATAGCAGGTGTTATAACATATATCAAACAACTGGTGTTTTTGTGATATTTCCATCTGCATCTATGCTTGTGATGAAGAGTTCTTCTTCTAAAATTTCTTCTGTATGGTCTGTCATGATTTCTCCTTAATAGACTTTCTTTATTACTAGATTTCCGTCTTTGTCTTTTTTAATGACCTCAATGAAATCTAACTCTGCTATGACTTGCTCTGGTGTTGAGTTTACTTCTTTCACTTAATACCACCTTTTTTCTTGAAAATGTTTCCAGGCTCCACATGGAGTAGAATGTCGTCTTGATATGTAAGACAGCGTAGCAACCAATTGGGCTACTGCACTATCTGACTTCTTCATGCCAAGACTGCTTACTGTGCTATCTAGCATCTGGCCTATTCCACTTGCGGTGGAAGTAGGGTTTTGAGCCTCTGGCCTCCACGCTGATTCACGCCCTATCAATTTGGTCAGGCATACAAACTGCTTAGGATCAAGCAATTCTTTTGCTATTTCTTTTGCAGATACCTGCTCTAGTATTGGCCTTGGCTCATAAACTATTGCTGGTTCTGGGTTTGCTGTATCTGTTGTTATTCCTGCTTGTATAAATATTGCTAGCAAAGTTGCAATTGCTGCCCTCTGCCATAGTTTGATTTTTGTGTTAATAAATCTCTCCTAAGTTAGATGAATTGCCCCATCTTATTAGTCATAGACTTACCTCCTTATAGTTCGTTTCTTTCTATCATGTCGCAGATACGCTCAACGGTCCAAGAGTCTAGCCCTTCAACCTCTGAGAGTTTATCTACAAACTCCTCCTTGGCATATGTGTAGCCATCTTGGAATCCTTCTTTGTACTGTTCCATTGCTCTAGTTTACACCATTCTAGTAAAAAAGGAAAAGGCCCAGATTGCTCCAGGCCTCTCCATGTAGATAATTCACAGGTGATATAGTGTGGTGTGCTGTGATTAGTCTAACTCTATTAGTATACTACTTTTTGCTGTTTATGCCAAATTCTTTTTCATTAGGCTGTAGGGCTTTTAGTAGTGGTCCTGCTAATGCAGCCACGAATGCGTTTGCCAATACCTTTGGATCTGTGATTCCTGCCATGTACATAGCAAGTACTGCTGCTACGGCTGCTCTAAGATATGTTGATCCAACTGCAATTAATGTTTGTTTATTCATTTTCTTTTGCCTTTCTTCTAACTGGCTTTTGATTTTGAGTCATGAGAATTACCATGATTTGTTCAACCTGCTTCTCAAGTCTATTGACAGAATCTTTTAGGCTTGACCCACCATTTTCTCTAAGTTCACTCAGATAGTGCTTTACCATCCAACGAACTGCTGTAGCAAGTCCTCCAATTAAAGTAAAGATTGCTACAAAGAATGCAGCCCAGTCTTGTGGTGTCACTTCATTTCTCCTTTATTTCAGACTGAATAGCCTGTTTGAATGTATATGCTGGCTCCCAACCAAAGACATGTCTATTGTCTAAGGTAGGGATAGTAGATGCATCTTCTGCACCTAATACTGTGTAATGTACTATATGTCCGTTTTGTCCGTATTCATGAACAACATCAAGTAATGTTCTTGGCTCTCCAGTAAATATATCTGTTGTAAATGAGCCATTAGTTTGTAAATGTTCCATTGCCATGACATTTGCTCTGGCTATATCCAGTACATGTACATAGTCTCTTGTTGATGTAGTGCTATTAATCTTTAGTTCTGGATTCCGTCTAATTAATTCAAATAAATTTGTTGATCCATAATCATTTACCGTTGCCGTTTTGCCTACAATATTAAAGTACCTTAGAACGGCTAACTTTACGCCTAGAAAAGCCAAGATCTTTTCTTCTATGATCTTTGACCTGGCATATGCTGAACTGGGCTCATATACGCTTGCAGATGACGCAAATACCACTGGTATAGACGACACTTTAGCAACAATAGCAGTAGACAATGTAGAAATTATATTATTGAAGTAATAAAGCCAAGGTTTCTTCTTAGATTCTGGAATGGACTTTAGGGCTGATAAATGGATTATGCATATTGGATCTTGGCCAAACAAATAACTAAATAGATAGATAGTGTTTCTGCCTATCTTCTTATCTACTTCAATGACCTCATATCCTGATTCTTCAAGAAGTTCTCTTGTTGCCGTTCCTACATAACCACGAGAGCCAGTTAGTACTACTTTTCTTTTTATCATATTAGTTTCTCTATCCATGTCTTTGGAGTCTTATCAGTAATAAACTCTAATGGTAGATGATAGTTAAATTGCTTGGTTCCCTGATTTTTAATCCAGGTTACAAGTTCTTTTAAACCATCATCTAAATTTGTTTTGGTCTGATAGTTAAGAATCTTTCTAGCAAGATCTGCTGAGCAGTTTGCATCTTTTACTTCCTGTGGTCTTCCAGGCATATGTATTGGTTCCAAATCAAAATTAAGTATTGCTGCTATTTTTTGAGCAAGTATACTAATTGTAACAAATTCTTCATCAGGACCAATATTGATAGTCATTCCATCTGCAACATCTGTTTCACATGCAATCATCATAGGATCAATAACATCTTGCATAAATGAGAAACATCTCATCTGTGATCCATCACCATAAATAATTGGTTGCTTGTCTTGAAGCATTCTGTTAGTCATAATAGATGCTACATTTCTAAAAGGGTCATCATACTTTTGTCTTGGACCAATAATATTATGAGGCACCAAGATTACATACTTCATGCCATGTGTTTCACATAAGTTCTTGACTAATAATTCTGTTGCATACTTAGCAATGCCATAAGGATCCTGTGGCTTTGGAGTCATATCCTCTGTAAATGGGACAGTTTCTTGTGTTCCATATCTAGCCATAGAAGACATGTGCACGAACTTCTTCACACCTGCCCTTATAGAGGCACTCAGAGCCACTGTAGCGATGTGTGAGGTGTTTCTGGTCACTAATGCTGGACTGAAGACTGAAAGGCCCTCATAAGCCGTACAAGCCGTATGAACAACAAGGTCTACGCCTTTAAAGTGATCTGCAACTGCATCAAAATCTCCAAGATCTTTTGCATAAAACTCAACGGCATCTGGAACATTCTCATAATATCCACCAATAAGATTATCTATTCCTACTACGCTATGACCACGCTTGATAAACTCATCTGCTAGATGGCTGCCCATGAATCCAGCAACACCAGTAATTAAAACTCTCATAGATACTCTTTTGGTACAAACTTTCTTGTATTGCCACTGTAATAATGATGAAGCATTAATCTGCTTGTGTCTTTGAACTCAGGTTCATTACTAACCATAACCTCAAACTCATCAAAGTGTCTAACTGGATTCTTTTGATGCTCAAAATAGTCCCAAACGGCATACTGTGTGCAGACCCATGAAAGGTCATTGTATTCTATTTCTGTAAGATTTTCTTTGTGCTTAGACAGTATGTGATTAACATAAAACTTCATATGGCTTAGTATATCTGTAGTAGTTATCTCTTTGCTCATTATGAATTGACCGTCATTCATACCTGGCCAAACTTCAACCTTCTTCATCAGATCATCACTATTGTCTGGCTTTGCCCACATATGATTTGTTGATCCATACTTCTCAAATAGAATTTCTGGGTTGCCATGAAAGATTGTGTCAGTGTCAAGATACATAACATTGTCAAGCCAATTGTGTTGAACTGCCTTTATTGCATTTTCCCATCTGTGCTTTAAGAAGTCCATCCATCGCCAATCTTCTGGCCATCCCTCATCTTTTTGAATGTCAAACTTAACAATATTAACATTAACGCCAAGATTTAAATCAGATGTGTCTACGCTTGATGGAGATATGTAGACATGAACAGGTATATGGTTGTTAAACTTTCTCAAGGTATCTATTGAATATCTTAACTGCTTATAGCAAAGAAGGTCTTTAACATTCCCTGCTTCTACATGAAAAGAATATACAATAGCGTTGTTCATTATGCCTCAAACATAAAGGATAAGGCTGCTCTTGGAGAAAGAGATGTAACCTCATGCATCACATCTTTTGGAACATAGATAACATCTCCTGGATTAAGATCAAAACTCTCAGATCCTTCTTCGTCATAAATAGTCCAGGTAACAGAACCAACAAACTGAGAATAAATTACATCAATTGGGTCGTTATGCTTTCCTGTAGTTGGCTCTTTAGTTGTAAAACTAACTGCACCAAAGTATCCTACGCATCTAGTTGACGGCTTAACTGTTTCATGTAGTTCTGTTAGTTTGTCTATTTTATTTTTAAGCCCTGGAAAATTCTGCTCATTAATGTTATCCAGCGTTACAGTCAACTTCTGAAAAAAGTTTACCTTTCCAACAACCTCTTTATTTGGTTCTACTTTGTTATCTGGACTGGTTAAGTCATAGGCATCATTAATAGAATTAATAAAGTTGTCCCAAGAATAATCTTGATTGAAGAAATTCTTTACAACAAAAACACCTTGTTTGCCTGGATTAATTTGTTCCATGCTGAATGTCCCACTGTTCTTGTGTTATTTTTCCTCTAATTACTTCAACATAGTCTTGTCCTTTTGTATACCACCAGTGATCTGGCTCAACAAAATGGAAGAAAATCATAGCAACATGCTGCTTGCCTGGATTAGGAAACTGACCACGACCATGCATTTGATCATTGCCATAGTAAGCAAGTGCTTCGTTTTCCTGAAGTGTATACGCATTTCCGTCTACATTTAGGTCCCATGGCTCTGTTTGATAAACACACATATCAATAGTGTATGTGCAAGCGTTGTCGTCTTTGTGTGTAAATAAATTAGGATTGTTGCCCTCATAGTGTGCAAAAAGACCATAAGATGGAAGAAGTGTTTCGCTGCCAAAGATTTCTCTTGCAACAGGAACTAGTTTTTCCATGTATTCGTTTATTAGGCCATCATTAAAGCAATATCTCTCAAAAGATGGGTCAAAGTTTTCTTGTACTTTTGGTCTATTGTATAGATGTGTCTTTAGTTTATTGTAGTCTTCTTCATTAAAAAGATTACTAATAATCTTTGGCTCTTTAATTTCCATTAGTATAGCCAACTCACAATAGCGTACCTTTGACCACTAATGACTGGGTTAACTGAGTGATTGTAGACATAGCCAGATGGGAAAAAGATAGACTCGTTTGCCTTTGGCTTATATGTGATTCCAAATCTTGGAAAAACAATCTCTCCACCTTCGTAGTCTTCGTTTAGGTAGTGTACATGAGACATTCTTCTTGGTCCCTCAAAATAATCATCAACATGATTTACAAAGTTCTGACCAACACCGTACTTTAAAATGCTATATTGCTCATGTGTTCTAACATCTACGCCATACTTAGCCTTATAGTCTGCCTCAATTGGAGCAAAACTTTCAAGGAATAGATTAGATAAAGTTGTGTAAAAAGAAGAAGTTGGAGACGAATAATCCTGAGATTGCTCTTTAATATGTGGAATTACAATGGTCTCTGTGCTTCTGGTTGAGTCGTCAATCTTTATTTCATCCCCAGATTTTACATAAGCCTTACCCCAATTTAGGTTGGCAGCAACAATTCCTTCTTCAATTTCTAAAGGCAGGTTCTCAGCATTTGCTATAACATCTGAGTATACTACTATTCCTGGTGCTATTTCTCTACTGTTCATTTTACCACTTTCCTATTGGGCAGGCTGCTGCCCCTATTTTTGTTTTTAATGTCATGAAACAACCACATTTTTTACATGTTGTTGTTAATTTAATTAGTTCTGGGCAGGCTTTGCATATGTCTAGCCTTGTTTTGCCCAAGTCTGGATCTTCTGTATATTTACTTGGATCAACAACATGCCAAGGTCTTGTTTCACCTTGAGCCTTTTTCCACTCTTCCCACTTTGACATATTTGCCCCTTTTCGTTTCTATTATACTGCTTTTACAATGTTTTCGCCATCCCAGATATCACCAACATTGGCTGTTTGACCTTCTGGAACTTTAATCATGCTGTTTTCACTTTCAAAGATTGCTGTAATTTGCTCATCAGAATCTGTGTTTGGTGATGATAGTTGTACAAGTATAATTGTATCATTACAGATGTATGCAAACAGGTTTACTTCTGACTCTTCTGGTATTGGAGTAGAATCTCCACCAGTCCATTGTGTTCCGTCCCAAATTGCACCACTTCTAACTGATGCTTTATGTTCCGTTACATTTTGCCCTATAATAGGAAGACCACTTGCTAAAGCAGACTCAACTCTTTCTTTTCTGGTAGGAATTGAAATATCTGAAAGCGTATGCCAAATATCCCAAGTGTCTTGATTATTCTTTACTGTGAAAGCATACATAGTTTCTCCTTGTTGTTTAAGTATATCATTATAGGAAGCAATAGTTCTGACCTGGACCATAGCAATCACCAAAGTCACCAAGACAGTTAACTCCACATGCCCATGTAGTTGGTGGTGATACTGGTGGAGCAACAGGAGGTGCTACTGGCGGAGCCACAGGAGGTGCCACAGGTGGCGCAACTGGTGGGGCCACTGGTGCTACTGGTGGTGCCACAGGCGCAACTGGTGCTACTGGTGCTACTGGCGGAGCCACTGGTGCTACGGGAGCAACAGGAGGAGCCACTGGTGGTGCCACAGGAGGAGCAACGGGTGGTGCTACAGGAGCAGGTGGATTACAAGCAACAGAAGGATATGATCCTGTGTTGTTGTATGAACAATCCTGTGCAATAATTGTTCCAACACATTGTGGATCAAGTTGATCGTATGCATTTGAACAACTTACTGTACTGCTTCCAAATACAAGTGTTCTACTTGATCCATTAGCACAACATCCAGTTGCATAGTATGCAAATATTGCAGGTGGTGCTACTGGAGGTGCTACTGGAGGTGCCACAGGTGGAGCCACAGGAGGAGCCACAGGAGGAGCCACTGGAGGTGCTACAGGTGGGGCTACTGGTGGAGCAACTGGAGTAACTGGTGGAGCAACTGGAGGGGCAACAGGTGGTGCCACAGGAGGTGCTACTGGGGTTACTGGAGGTGCAACGGGTGGTGCAACGGGAGGAGCAACGGGAGTTGGTGGTGTAACTAGTCTTAGTACTACACCTATGCCACTTGGGTTACGAAATAACGGACTCACGACTTCTCCTTTTAAATATTAATTAAGCAAATCTATTTTGTGATGCTAGAACAGTATATGTTGCTGATGCTGTTTTTATAATTGTATAAACATAAGCATCAATTGAGTTGATGTTTCCTGAAGAAGGTGCTGTTCCACCTAGCCACTTTAGGGTTACTCCAACTGCTGTTCCATCAATGTTAAGTGCTGTTGGATAATAAGCAGTAGCAGTATTTGTATTAAGATATACAACAGATAGTTGTTCTCCAACTGCCATTAATGAGTTAAGAGTAACGCCTGATCCATTACCACGAACATTTAATGTCCAGTTACCTGTTGCAGCACCAGTATAATATTCAACAGATGCTGTTAAAATATCAACATTGACAGTGCTTGATGATCCAGCAGGAACAATTTCAATTGTTTCCTTTGGTGATGTTAGGGTTCCATTGGTCATGTCTCCAAGTGTTTCCCAAACTGTTCCGTTGTAGAAAACGGTAGAGTTACTATCAGCAAGGTAGGCAAACATACCCTCTTGTACAGTTCCTACTGGTAGAGCAGCGTCTCTTGCTGTAGCGTTAGCAAAGTACATTATTGTCTGATTTTGCAGGTTGTACTGTACCTGTGCTGCAGTTAGTACCTGACCTGTATTGAAGGTAAGATATCCTGCGTTTGGACTACCTGTTGGCATCGTATTTCTCCTTTAGTATGATAGATTGTTAATACTTAGTATACCCTGATTTGTTGAATCTAGGATAAACGCTTGGATAAGTGGTTCTGCCGTAAGCAGTTTAGTTGTCCAAGAATTTGGTGTTATGTCGTGCTGAACTCCCTGAATAAAGAGTTCTCTGGTAACAAAACTGCCACCTGACATTGTTTTAGATATGACTACAAGAGAGTAAATATCTGAAGATAGGTTAATGATAGTTTCTTCATCACTTGTATCTGCATAGATATCCACAGTCATGGAGTCAATTCTTAGATTTGCGTCTTTACGAGCAACCAGCAATGTTCTTGCTTGGTCATTAGCCTCTTGATCGCTTTGGACAAGGATACCTGTTCTTTGCCCTGATTTAGTAAAATATGTAGCAATACTTGTTGCATCAAATACTTCTTGTGTAGTTCCACCAAGTCTAGTAACGGAAACATCATTAAGAATAAGTTGGTCATCATAGGCAAAGTCAATAGATGCATACTGTAAACTTCCAGGAACATCTGAATCTGTATAATATCTTGGAGTAACATCTGCCAAAATAGATACTGTATTGCGGTCTAAAAACTTAACTTTACCTGATCTACCCATAAAGAATGCACCAAACTCAGATTGCTCTACTAGTTGAATAGCAGAAAGAATTGATCTTACGCTATTTCCTGGGTCTGCCTGCATGGTAGAATTTCCAACATCTATATTTCTCATAGATTCTGGGAATCCTGCATAATCAAGTAATGCATTTACTCTAGCACCTGATAATTGACCTGCTGGGCAACCTGGGACTGGAGCAACTGCTTGAGTAGCAACATTGTTAAGAAGTCTAAATCCGTCAACACATTGCAGGGTAACGGTTGATGTTGTATTTACACCTTCATAAAAATTAGTATCAAATGTTGTAATATATCCAGAAAATAGATCAATTTCTACTTCTTCTTCATTAAGAGTTGTTGTTGCAAATATTCTTATCTTACGCAATGGTAGGAGTTTACCTACATATGGTGAGTCTGGATTAAATGGGTTAAAGTCTGAGTTAGGATCATTGATAACTACCGTCGCAGATCCTGACTCAAAGTTAGCAAGAATACGGTTACGACCTCTACGAGTAGAGACTCTAAGTACTTGGTCTGTAATATTCACAATATCAGCAGGTGCATCACCTAAAACATTCTCATCTAAAATACCATAGTTCAAATCATCAAGAATCAAAGGATATGCAAATGATGCACCACTGGCAAAGTCAATCTCTACATTAATTGCTGGTCTGGCCATTTTATATCGCCTGCAATACTAAGCCTTGGCCATTAGTTTGTCCAGCAAGCAGTCCTTGTCTAATGCTATAAACTAGGTCTTGTTCAGTTTGAACAGTTCCATTTACAGTGACATTGACTGTTGTATTGCTACCAGAACCTATTCCACCAGCCATTAGGCTCTTAGAGTTATCCATAGTGAGTGAGTTTCTGAATCTAAATCTTTCATCATAATCAATTGCTGCTGCTTGTGACGCTGCAAGATCTGCTGCTTCTTTAGCCTTAAACGCTGCTAATGAAGAAGCCTGTCTTGCTGCTGCGTCTGCTGCTGCTTTGGCTTGTTCTGCTGCTCTTAATTGTGCTGCTATAGATGCTGCACCAATTGCTCCAGATTCACCTGATGCAAGATCACTTGGTCGTACTCCTGCTGCAGCGATTGCTGCTCCTGCTGAGTCTCCTGCTGCCTTTGATGCTGCATACGCTGCTGCTGCAGCCTTAGATGCTGCTTCTGCTGCTGAATCTGTTCTTCCACCTAGACCATCTGTCTTTGGAGGAATCACTGTCACAACTGGAGGAGTTGTTGTTTTTGTTGTTGTACCTCCACCTAATGCTGCTTGATATGCTTGAAGTGCTGCTAAAGCATTCTTCCAACCTATTTCTGCTGCCCTTGCTGGATCAATCAAAGTACCTGAATAAGAAACAGGGCTTCCTATTTCCTTAATATAAGCAACAACCTGATCAGTGCTTAACTTCCACTTTTCCTGAAGTTTAACAATTTCAACATCAGTTAACTTACCATCATTTACTACACCAACAAAGTCAGCATATTGACGAACTTGTTGTTCAGTCATGCTCCACTTGGTCTTTAATTTCTCTATTTCAATAGTATCTAAAACACCATCGTTTAGGGCTACAAAGAAATCAAGGTACTTTGCTGCTTGTTCTTTAGTACTGCCCCAAGACATAGCAAGTTTAGTAACTTCATCATCAGATATCTTTCCATCTTGAACAATCTTAAACTGAAGAATATATGCCTCAACAGCCTCAACAGTCGTGCCCCATTTTGCTGCAAGAACTGCAATTGCTGCTGGTAACTTGTCTTCTGATATGGACAAAACCTTTAGAATATCATCATATCGTGCTGTAAGGTCATTCTTTACCTTTAGTAATAGAACTTCTTCTTTTAACTTATCAAGAAGTCTTAGGTTAACTGCATCTAACTTTTCTTGTCTCTTAAGCAATGCCTCAGCAGCATTAACCTGGATTAACTTCTCGTCATCACCAGAAACAAGTTTAACTCCATAGTTCTTAGCAATACGAGCATTGATCTTTGCATAGTCAGCCTCAAACTTAGCCTTCTTCTTATCTTCAGCAAGAGACTTTGCCTTCATAGATGATAGAAGTTTTTCTAGTTCTATCTGTTCTTTAGTCTTGTTGTTTGCCTTATCCTGTGTGGCTCTATAAGCATTTAAAGCATCATCCATAGATGTGGTTGCTTTGTCTGCCTTCCAAAATTCATAGGAAAGGTCTTGTGCTGATTCAGACAGTTTCTTTCCACTGCCGTTGCCACCAGTAATCTTTTTAATTACCCAGTCAAGTGCTTCCATTGCAGCAATAAATACAAGAATCTGCTTAAAGTATTTTGCAAGGAATGCAACTCCTGCTTTAAGCGTTGCTCCAAGTCTAATTAAAGCAATATTCATTAATGATACGCTACCAGCACCTGTCTTCATAGCAACGCCAAGTAACTGAGTAGAAACGCTTAGTCTGTATGTAGCAACAGTATCAGCAATCATTGCTGTAGTTTTTGCTCTAACTGCTAAACTTAGTTTTGCCATCCACCCTGCTGCTATAGCACTACCAGTTGCATTTGCACCCTGGGCTGCTGCGTTTGCTAAACCTGCTGATGCTGCTTGAGTAAGTGCTGTTGCACCTGCTTTTGATACGATAGCAAGAGCACTAAAGGTTGCATTGTAAAGCATACCCAACTTAGTAGCAATTGATAAAGCAACTCCAATTTGAATCCATCCAGCAATACCAAATGGAAGAATGTTATTAACTGCTTGGATAACATTATAAATATTTGTAAAAGCACGAACTATTTCTTTAATGTTTTCTACGCCAGTGATTAACGCTTGCTGAAGTTTATATTCATTTAAGAATACAAAGTAATCAAGTTGAGGAATAACTGTGTTTTGAAGATATAAAGCAAAAGTAGTTAAAGCAGGAATCATTGCATATCCAACTGAATCTGCTATTTGATTAAAACTTAATCTTAGTTTTTCTAATGTTCCTGAAAATGTGTTTGCTGAAGCCTCTGCCTGTCCAGCACTTATTCTTGCTAGTTGAACTAATATTGCTCCAAGGTCTTTTGATTTAATAGCAGCAGCATCAAGAGGCAATCCTAATTTTGTAAGGGCACTAAAGTTACCATTTACTGCCTTGGAAAGTGCCATTGAAACGGCACCCAAATCTTTACCACTGGCTGCTGAAACATCTGTTGCAAGACTAAGTAGGCCTTGTGCTTGTGATAAATCTCCAGTTGCTGTAACTAACTGCTGTAAAGCAGGAATTAGTTTTTCATTATCAATTGCAACTTGTAGTTCAAGAGAATCTAAATACTTAGAGTTGGCAGCAATGGCTGCATCTGTAGCATTTGTAGTATTGCGTAAAGCAACGGCTAACGCTGCTTGTTGTTTCTCATCTGCTGCAGCACCCTTAACAGCATCAATTGCTAGTTTAGAAGCAAAGGCAGCAGTGGCTGCTCCAACTAAGGCAAAAGATCTTGTTGCTTTTCTACCAAAGGCATCAATATTTTGTCCAAGTTTCTTAATGTCTTTTTGAGCCTGCTTGGATCCTTTATCAGAATATTGGGAGAGAATCCGTGCTACTACTGCACCTGTTGCCATGCTATGATCTCTCCTTATCTAAATTTTGTTGTAATTTCAACTTTGCCACTTCTAATGCATCAAAGACATTCTTAATTATTCTGTCTTTGTTCTTGTCTACTGACTTCCAGATTAAACGAGATGCTTGTGACTCTTTCTTCTCAAGGTTACTAATAAATGTACCAGTACCTCTATTTGTTCTACCTGACAATTCATAAATTACACCTGCTGCTGATCTATTCTTTAGTGCTCCTGCAGAAGTTGTATAATCTTTTCTTACTTTACCCTCAGCCTTTGTGGATGATATTCCTGCCTTGATAACACTTTGGTCCCATGCAGGCCATCCTGCACCACCACGAGTACGAGGCTTAAGTGGAGGCTGTGTGTTCCACCCACTAAGAGGTGGATCACCAGCAACAAATCCTTGAGCATCTTTTTTAGCATTAGCAAGTTCAGAGTTAATAACCTTAGTGAACTCTTTGACTGCTTGCTTATCAAAAGACTGTAATGCTTGTAGTGTCTCTTTAACACCTGTTAACACTATTGCATCATTGCTCACGATTAGCCCACATTCTTGTTCTTTTCTTTTATGTAAATAACTATTGCTTCAAGAACACCATCTGGTGCTTCAAGCAAATCGTTAGGAGATATGCCAGTCTCCACAGAGATCATTGCTACCGTATAGGTTAGGCTGTCTCTGTGGATTCTGAATTTGGGTCAGTTTCTAGTTCCACACTCTCTAGTGTGTCTAAGAAAGCATCGCCAAAAGGCTTAACTACCTTTCCACTATCCTTCATTGCTGACCAAGCCAAGAAGTAGATATGTTCCATCTTCTGGTCTTCTGTTAGCAACTTAGCAAAGCCTCTGTTGTACTTGTTCTCAAATGCAACTAGAGTCTTTGGACGAAGTGAGTAAACTCCTTCATCTCCGTCTGTTGTCTTTACTTTTATCTTTAGTCCATCCATTTTTTGCCCCTTTTCATAGGTTTGGTTGTTTTATATTTAACACTATGGAGTTACATCCTTAGTGATAGCCCCAGATATAGGCCAGTTCACAGTTATTGTGCTCAAGCCTCCAACAGATGCGTTGAGTGGTGTCCACTCAGTAACTAATGCATCAAATCTATATTCTGGATTTGTACTAGATATTGGTGCGTTTACTGCTCTTACGGCACATGCAACTTTTGTACCTACTCTTGAGGCAACACCTGTATATCCATTAAAGAATTCTTCAAGTGTTAAAGTTGTTCCTGCACCGTATTCTGTAGTAAGGTCTTGATAAAATTCAAAACTTACTGAGTTAGTCCCAACACCAGCAATTACTTCCTTGTAAATTACTCCATCTTTAACTGGAGTAACATCAAGAACATCATGTACTGTTGAAATAGTTATGTTTGAAATTAAGTCGCTGAAATCATAGACTCCTTCAAACACAACTGTTGCATTAGTTAAGACTAGTTTTGACATATTAAGGTGTTACATCCTGAACGATTGCTCCTGTGATTGGCCATGTAACTGATGCAGTGGCTAGTTCGCCTACAGCACCATTCAAGGCTGTCCACTCTGAAACAATTGCGTTGAACTGATATTCTGGATTTGTAGCAGAGATTGCACCATTTACTGGTTGAATCTTAATTGCTACTTCTGTACCCAATAGTGGGTAGATTGTTGAGTTTACTGATCCTGCTGCAAAGTCCTGGTGGAACTCAAGTGTTACTGAGTTATCAACAAGTCCTGCTGTGCGTGTCTTTGCTGCTGCTGGAACATTTCCACCCTTGAATGCAGTTGTTTCCAAAACATCATATGTGCTTCCAAGTGTTACTGATGCAATATGATCTGCGAGGCTCACGCCTCCAACTTGTACTTCAACATTTGTTAGTACTAATCTTGCCATGGTTATTTGTCTCCTTGTTCGTTATTTACTGAGTTAAAAACAGAAACTTTTGGTTCCTGCTGTGTTGCTTGTGGTACTGCTGGTGTTGCTTTTACTGCATTTGCGGATACGATATGACCTGCTGCAAGAAGGTGTTCAACACTTCCTCCTGCACTAAGTATATCATCTTTGGTAAGTTTCTCATCTTTTACCTTACCGCAAACTGTTGTGTTTGAGATTACTGTATATTCCATTGCTTCTCCTTAGCCCCATATTGTGAGGTTATAGCGATATGATAAGAAAGATTGCTCACCAGAAGTATATGTACCACTTTCTGCACTTATAACTCTTAGTGTATCAACAAGGCCACCTAATGATCTATCTGATTCTAAAGCAGTTTTAATGGAACCTTTTCCACTACCTGCCAAGAAATTATCAAGTTTGTCTTGCCCACTTCTTTCTGATATTCTTTGAACAATCACAAATACATCAACAGATGCTTGGTCTAAGCCACGAGCATTGTCAA